GTCAACGTAATCGTGTCTGTGGTTGCATCGCCAAGGGTTGTGTTGCCATTAGCCGTTAGCGTGGATGACAAAACAACAGCACCGCTAAACGTAACGTTGCTGGATGCGCTTAAGGTTGTAAACGAACCCGCAGCCGCCAATGACTGACCAATGGTGACGCTATTGATCGTCCCCGATCCCGTTAGGTTTCCGCCAAGCGTAAGCGTCTTTCCGCTGCCCACGTTCATGGAAACGCTTGTGCCGTTCGATGCAAAGATTGCATCAATCGTGTCAAGGTTCGTGTTAAGTTTGTTGCCCCATGTGTCGGTGGATGCACCAACTTCGGGTTTGGTCAAACTAAGGTTGGTTGTCGTGGTATCAGCCATTTAAGCCGCCTCTCGATAAGGTGACACTTGAGGTGTCCAAGTTGTTCCTGAAACTGTTTGCGTGGTCCATGATTCGCTGGTAACCACTTGTGGCGTCCATGTGTCGCTTGGGTCGGGTATCGGTGACCATTTCAATGCGCCCGCTGCGCTTACAGCGCTCGTTGCGCCAATAGACACAGACGCCGAAATGGTTGCACCGCCTGATGCAGCAACCGTTGAAACGGCATCAATCGATACGGATGCCACCATGACGATGGTGCCTGCCGCTGCAACGGTTGATTGACCCGCCACAGCAACCGATCCCGCCGCAATGCGTGCACCGCTTGCAGCAACCGTTGATACGCCTTCAATAAGTACAGCACCGCCGCGAATGACGCCAGCGGAAGCGGATACGGTTGACACGGCGTTAATGACTGTCTCGCCATTGCGCCGCACCGATCCTGTTGGCGATACGCTTGACGCAGCATTAATGACAACGGCGCCTTCGACATAACTCTGTACGCCATAATTTGCACGCCCATAGTCATCAGCACCGTAACCAATCATTACGCCAACGTGATGTCAAAATCGCCAGCGCTGAAACGAAACACATCACCCGTTCCAACGGATTTGGATGCGGTAAGCTGACCAACGGCTAGCATATTGCCTGACGTTGATGCGTCATATAACGCCGTATGCGTAACCGTTCCCCACGATCCCGTGGCGGTGGGAAATTCAACGGCCGATGTGTTAGTGGCTGCGTCATTCGTTACCGTAAACGCCATGGACCGACGCAGATAACCGTTGCCCGACACTTCGTTGCTTGAACCTGACTCGCCAGGATCAGCGGTAAAAAGGCCAACGTAAATTGTTGCTGGCGCCGTGTAGGCTGATCCGCCAAACACATGAGCCAATACTTTGTTTTCAAGATAGTCACTGAATGAATTAGCCATGGATTACCCCATTGGTTTAGCGCGAACGCGTGGCGTTGTGCCGCTGTAATTGGCACGTTCTTGCTCTAGTTTCATGGCTTCAATGCCACGCTCATAAGCGGCATTCCAAACGGGAATGCGCGAATCATCTTGAAGGTACGGTGCCGATTGAAGCAGTGCGCCATACAAGTACAAGTCAGGATGCTTTGTGAGCAACCAGTTTGTTGTGTTGTTATCAGACAACGCGGCAATCTTGCCGTAGTACGTCATTTGAACTTGCGTCGTATCCGTTCCTGGAGATGGGACAACCTTGAACGTATCGCCAATAATTGTGTAGTAGCGCGGCGTGCCAGCCGCCGAAAAGTAACGCGTATAAAAGTCATCGCTTTGTTCATCGCTCAAAAACTCCAATTTGGTTGGCGTTGTCGTGAGCAACACAAGATTTTCCATTTGCAGGAAATCGGATGGCAGTTGCGTGTATTCGCTATCGAGTGTGGCGTTGGCACGCACAATCATCTGTCGAACGCGTACGGTTCGATTAAATTCGGCTTCCGCCAACATGATGAAGTCGGCAATGGCAGACGTCAAATCGGACCGATTCAACCAGTCAGCAATCGACGTTTTAAGTTGTGCGTAAGTGCCAAGCGCCATGATCAGGCAGCGTCCTTTTTGCGAAGTTCGGTTTTAAGACCGATTGATGCTCGGTAAGCATCCTCTTGAGGACGGATTGCCCAGGTGTGCTGATGCTTGTATTCCCAGGTTCCAATGTGTCCAATGTGTTTGGACAGGTCATGATCAATATACAACGGAATTGAATTGTCGCGCAATAACTTGCAAAAGTATATGTCTTCGCCCATGTAACCTTTAGCCGCCACATCCCATGGCGTAGCAAACCACGGCATCTCAATGGCGCGAAACACGTTCGTGTCAACCATCATCACGCCAGTGCCCACAGCGTCTACTTGTTCAACGCCCGTGTCATGCTCGCCGGTATAGACAGGCACCTTGCGTTGGGTTTCTGGATCATAGTTCGCCGCCGTTGGCCCCACTGGCATTCGCCTGCGCGGGCAGTTGGCAGCAACAACGAGTAAATCGCGGTCAAGCAATTGCTTGATCGTATCCTGCGGGAAACGCATATCGCTATCGATAAACAACACCACGTCAGCGTTGTTTTCCATGGCGGTCATCACCAATTCTGAACGCTGGCTTACAAGCAACGTCCCCTTGGAAATGTTGACGTTTACTGCGTCGTTCGGATGGTTCGCCACATGGAACGCCACAGCGTTAACAAGGTCAAACGCAAAGTCTGAATGCACTTCGTCCCTTGCCGGGACGCATACACTAATAATTCGTTTCTTATCCATCACACCCTTCCTGGTCGAGTCCTGAAAAATCGGTTATCGGGATCATTGAGCCACTTCTTGAAATCTTTTTCTGTGCGCGTGATGCCCTTACTCACCAAGTCCATGTAGATGTTCATGGGGATGGATGCAACCTGTACGCCAAGACCTTCACCGTTCCACCTGGCGCGTTCGTCAATCGATGCGAACTCTGCCTTGTTGGTCTCAACGATAGGTGTTGCGTCTTGAATCGTTTCAATCACCGCTGTGTCTGTGGCCTCGTCGTAATGCCAAATGCGCGTTAGGCCAAGAAGTGGATCATGCTCGAAAAGTTTTGATTCCATGTGAAAACGGGAGCGTTTCCGCCCCCGTTCCTTGTTGCTGGTTAGGTCGAAAGGTCAGCCGCCAAACCGTGTGCTTTCTCGTTGTAGATGGCAAGGCCATATTCTGCGAGGAGCAAGCGCTTTTCAGCATCGCCCGTTGTTGCAAGCTCGACTTGCTGGAACGGACGAAGGAAATGCACACCGGCATAGTCAGGTGACAGCACAAACGCGTCACGATCACGCTGGAACCTATTAGGGACGATGTTCACTTGGCCGAAGTCTCCGACATATACATCAGCCGCGCCGATTATCTGCGCTTGCTTGCCAGCAGGCACATCACGATAGCGCGTTGCGATGCCGTTGAAGCCAGAAACAACTTGCTTGTTCTTGGCACCAACCATCACAATCGAAGGATCGCCGCCTTGTTCCCACACTTTCTGAAGCACATTCTTGAGAATGGTTTCAGTGAATGCACGTATAGCACCATCAGAACGCGTTGCGTCTGGTAGTGTTGTGTAAGAAGGATCGGCACCGTTCGTACCCTTGTCGGTGTTGGTCTTGATGAACGCGAGCAACGATCCTGTCTTGGGGGCCGTTGTCGAGTTACCAGCGGTTGCTGCCTGGTTAGCCAGCATGATGGTTTCCATATCGCGCTTCAGTTCAGCCGCACGCTTTGCCAACTGATAGGCCAACTCTGATTTGCGGCCTGCTTTGTTGACAGCTTCAACCGTACCGGAGATCACCACAGTCTTACGGCTGATCTGTGTGTAATTGGTCAGTTGAACGGTTGGCGTTACAGCGTCATACGTCGAAATGTCATCACCTTGCAGTTGCGCGTTTGCGGTCGTGTTGTCCGCCAACGTGTCTGTCTGCCACTGGAACAGCGTGTTGCTTGCTGTGCCACGTCCAATGTTGTTCATGAACGGTGTGGTTTCAGGGCTGATGTTGTAAATCTGATTGCTCAAGTCCTCACGGATACCCTTTGCAGAGTAAGTGAGGAAGGTATTTGTTGCGATAGTCATTTGGGTTTCCTTTAGATGAGATGTTCAAACAGTTTGGCAGCGTCACGGACGTTGCCGGTTTTTGCAAGGCGCTGTTTGGC